AGTAGAAACAAGAAAGCGTGTAGAAGTTAAAGTTACGTTTGAACATAAAGAATTACCTAAAGAGCTACGCTTGTTAGAAACTAGTGATAATCAATTTATAGAATACCTGCGTGATAGAAAGATTGATTGGCAAGATTATCCCTACATGATAAGTCCTGATGAAAAAGGTCGTAACGCAAAACGTATTGTAGTTCCGTATACTTACGAAGGTGACGTAGTAGGATGGTCTGGTCGATATTTGGATAATCGTACTCCAAAGTTTATCAATGAACAACAACCAGGATATGTATTTGGTCTTGATCTACAACAAGAACACTGGACACAGTTAATTGTAGTGGAAGGATTGTTTGATGCGTTGAGTATTAACGCAGTAGCAGTTTTGCACAACACAGTCAATGACAAACAAGCACAGATTATAAAACAGCAACACAAACAAATAACAGTAGTGCCAGATCAAGATGAAGCTGGACTAAAACTAATTGATCGTGCTGTTGAACTAGGATGGGCAGTAAGTATTCCAGACTGGCCTGCACATATCAAAGACGTAAATGATGCTGTAAAACATTATGGTAAATTAGGTACATTGATAACTATTATGAACAGTAGAGAAACCAGTAAAATTAAAATTGAATTGGCAAAAAGAAAACTTGTTAAAAAAGTCAAATAAAGTATAATTAAACATATGGCAAAAGAAAACAATAAAGAATACACATTAGAAATGCAAAAACTGTTTTTGGAGATGATGCTTCAGGACGCTGAAAGCTATGTGCGTGTGCAGAACATTTATAATCCAGAAAACTTTGATCGTAGTTTACAAGGTGTAGCTGAGTTTATTAAAGAACATATAGAGAATCATAAAAGCATTCCTACGTTGGAACAAGTAAAAGCAGTTACAAATGTGCAGATGCAACATGTGCCAGACTTAACTGAAGAGCATTATGGTTGGTTCTTTGAAGAGTTTGAAGGCTTTACTAGACGTCAAGAATTAGAACGTGCTATTCTTAAGAGTGCAGACTTATTAGAAAAAGGTAATTACAACCCAGTAGAAAAACTAATCAAAGAAGCAGTGCAGATTAGTTTAACTAAAGACATGGGTACAGATTACTTTGATGATCCTAAAGGTAGATTAGAATTACTTAAAAGTAAAAACGGACAAGTATCAACAGGTTGGCCAATGTTAGATAGACCATTGTATGGTGGATTTAACAGAGGTGAACTACAGATATTTGCTGGTGGTTCAGGATCAGGTAAGAGTTTGGTTATGCAGAACTTGTCAGTAAACTGGAGTCAGCAAGGACTTAACGGTGTGTACATATCCTTAGAGCTAAGTGAAGGACTGTGTGCAATGCGTATTGATAGTATGATGACTAACACATCATCAAAAGAAATATTTAAGAAACTTGAAGATGTTGAAATGAAAGTTAAGTTAGTTGGTAAGAAGTCAGGTAAACTTCACATCAAATATATGCCAGCACAATCAAACGTCAATGACATTAGAGCATACTTGAAAGAACTAGAAGTACAGACAGGTCTAAAGACAGACTTTTTATGTGTTGACTATTTAGATTTGATTATGCCTGTAAGTGCTAAAGTTAGCCCAAATGATTTATTTGTTAAAGACAAATATGTATCAGAAGAATTAAGAAACTTAGCAAAAGAATTAGATGTTATATTTGTTACAGCTTCGCAGTTAAATAGGGGAGCAGTAGAAGAAGTAGAGTTTGATCACAGTCACATTGCAGGTGGATTAAGTAAAATTAATACTGCTGATAATGTGTTTGGTATATTTACAAGTCGTGCAATGCGAGAACGTGGAAGATATCAAATACAGTTAATGAAAACTAGATCAAGTTCTGGTGTTGGTATGAAAGTTGATTTGGAATTTGATCTTAACAGTTTACGTATTACAGATCCGGGAGAAGATGCCCAAGAAGAAAACAGGCAAGGTCAAGGTAGTTCAAACATCATGGGGCAGATAAAAAGTCAAGCAACAGTAACACCATCACAAGAAGCTAGTAAAGTAAACGCTCAAGTAGACTCAAGCAAGTTAAAGAATATGTTAGCTGGACTCAAGAAAGCTGAATGAGTGGGTGGCACTATTAGATGTATAAAGTTGCATAAATATACTAAATTGGAGCAATACCGTGCAGAAAAAAACCCGTAGTATATTAACAGAGCTAGACGAACTTCTAATCCACAAGGACAAAGAAAACCTCCTAGAAAGTCGTGCCAATAATGTGATCAAAAGTGCGATCAACATTATACAACATATACACGAAAGCTACGATGACGTTACTGCAACAAAGTTAGAAAATCGCTTCTTGAATGCAATCAAAGGACAGGATCCAAAAAAATTCTCTAGAGGTATAAGGAAAGTTAAAGATGAAGATTAAAGAACTAACAAACGAAGCTGGCCTATTAAAAAGCATCGCAAAAGGTGTCGGCCAAGCAATCTACAGTCCAGATAAAAGTAAAAATATCAAACAAACAGCTATTCAAGATTTCGAACATAAAGGGAATAGCTATCGCTGGCTAGGCGATAAATGGGGGGTAAAAGTAGGTGCTGGAAGATATGAACCTGCTCCTGAAGAAATGCAACAAGAATTAAACGATCTGGCTTCCGGAGAAATAGATACAACAGGCAAAACAGTTCCAGGAAATCCTAATTACGATGTTAATGCTACTCTAGATAATACTACACAATACAGATTCCCTCATCCTTTATTCAGAGCTGATGATGTTGATATTATTGTGAGGCGTGATGGCTGGTATTTGAATAAATTACCAAAAAGTCTTAGAGGGCAGGTTCAGAGAGACAAAGAGACTAGACTGTATAGAGTTAAACAACCAGCAAATATACAAAAATTTAATGATTACTATGACAAAGCCGCTGACCAAGGTTATGTCGTCCAAGAGCCAGCAGACGTACTATAATGAAACTATTTGAAATTAAAAAAGAAACACCAAAATTTTTATTAGCTGAAGCTAAGAACACACACCTTGAACATCTTGAAGATTTGGTTTTTAACGGTGGATATGATGGTGCTATGAGTGCATTGGATTATGTAGAAAGTTTACATAACATGTTATCAGAAGGTACAGGAACTACCAGTAAGCTAACCGTAAAGTGGGACGGTTCACCAGCAGTAGTATGTGGTGTTGATCCCAAAGACAGTCGTTTCTTTGTTGGCACTAAGTCAGCTTTTTCAAAACAACCTAAGCTGTGTAAAACCACAAAAGACATTGCTAAATTTTACAGTGATAAGCCCGAGCTAGCAGTAAAACTACAGTCAGCACTACAGCATCTTAAAAAATTAGGCATAGGCGGAGTAATGCAAGGCGACCTAATGTTTACAGAAGGTGATGTAACACAGGAAGAAGTTAATAACGAGCAGTGCTATGTGTTTACTCCTAACACTATAACTTATGCTGTACCTGTTGATCAAAAAATAGGTAAGCGTATTTCACAAGCTAAATTAGGTATCGTGTTCCATACCAGCTACGAAGGTGACTCACTCGAAGACATGAAAGCGTCATTCATAGTTAACATACAAGGATTGAATCAAACTAAAGACGTATGGTTTGATGATGCTACATATAAAGATTATACTGGTATAGCTAGCCTCACACAAAGCGAAAATCAAAAAATTAAAGCTATGTTAAACAGCACTTATAAAACCATTGAGAAGATTGGTAAGTCAAGGTTTGATATCATATTAGACAACAAAGACTTTGCCCGTAATATTAAACCTTTTGTTAATAAAATGGTTAGATCAGGAACACAAGTAACAGAACCAACAGCATTTCTAAAAGATTTTGTTGCACATTATCGTGATGTAATGACTAAAGATATAGACAATATCACTGACAGAGCCGCACAGAACAGATTAACTAAAATTAAAGAAAAAGAACAATGGATAGCAGATCATGCTAATTCATTAACTGGTATCATGGCAGTGTATAAAAGATTCATTGAAATGAAAACAATGCTATTACGTAAGCTACAACAAGTAGAAGGGATCGGTACTTTCCAAAAAACCAATGATGGGTATAGAGTTACTACACCTGAAGGCTTTGTTGCTATCGGACATGATGGTGGTGCTATAAAATTAGTTGATCGTTTAGAATTTTCAAGAACTAATTTCCAAGGTAAAGCATAATGTTTGACTTTATTGAAGAATTAAAAGAAGCAAGAATGTTTAGAGGCAGTGATACTCTTAGAGGAAAGAGTGCAAATGATATTGCAAAGATGGCATTCACGATGTTTCTGATGTTAGAAATTATCCGTCAAGAGGATCCGCAGTGGGCTAAAAAATATGTAAGTGACACCATGGATTACACCAACTTTGATGCTATGCGTACCAGTGCTACAGATTTGCATAACTTATTAGCTGTGTTAAATAATCAAGACAAGTATTCTGCAAGAATAAAAAGTAATGCTAGTATATCAGTACCTGTACTAGCCATAAGAAGATACTTTAGAGAAATACTAGGCGGTCGGAAAGATCGAGGACTAGACAGAGCATTATTCCAAAAACTACAAGATACTTTTAAAATCAGTAGCGGCGAGCTAAGTTCAGCAAGACGTAATGTAACTGATTGGCATTTACCGAGTAAAACAGAAAAAAACGTAACTAAAAGGGCATTAAAGAACGTACTACAGAGTACAGCACATCAAGCTGACATTTTTGTTCACTTTAAAAGCAAATTAAAGTAAATCCTAAATAAAATACAGCACGCATAATCCGCGTGCTTTTTTTTGGCGGAACCTTGATAAATAAATTTATGCTCGGACAGACTCGAGTAATAAAATTAGGAGAAATACAATGGCAGTTTTTACAAGAACTAACCCAACAGCAGTAGCTCGCGGTACAATGCAAAGAAATACAGCACAATCAGTATACAAAGTTGTGTTAAATGGTTCAGGTTTAGCAGTAGCGGCATCAGATGCGGCGGCGGCAAAAATCTCAGACGCATTTGGTACAGCAGTTGGTACTTTTAACTTTAAGTCTACTGGCTTAGAAATTTACTGTGTAGTTGATAGACATGCACTTGATATCAATCAAATGGCAGACTTAATTGCACAAGTACTTGATACAGGTACATTCTCAGTTTCAGGTGGTGTTGCTACACTATCAGACTCAAATACTGTAACAGTTACAGAACCTACTACTTTAGAAGGTATGTAAGATCTGTACTTTATGTATGGAACACAAAAAGCACTCTTCGGAGTGCTTTTTTTTATTCTCAATTTCTACTAGTCTGCATAAATAATAGAAAGAAACAAATTTGGAGAGATAAAAGATGGCAACAGTACAAAAATGGAAATTGGGTCAAGCCAATACACTAGTCGGAACGCAGACTGTGGTAGGCACACTATACCCAGTTAACTCGAAGTTACATGTAATCACAGTTAATGCTGGCGGGTCAACAACAACCACAACACCACGTGGCAACCTAATTCCAGACTCTGGTTACACAGGAGGTGTTATTGAGTCGATCGTAGACGAAGTAGCTCCATTGGCATATTGGACTGTAGGGTCAACCGTAGCAGATCAAGCAAATATTTTTGTTATTACGGATCCAACTGTACATGCAGATGATTTACAACATCGTGTTAGACAGATTGGTGCTAACACAGCGGCAACACGTTTAACTGGAACAACGTTTACATATGCAAATACATCAATTATATCAACTGGTGGTAACTCAGTTGACATTAGTGGTACACAAGTTATAGAAAGTCCTAGTGTAGGCACAGCCTAAATAACTCTCAACAAATATAAAAAGCATCTTTGGGTGCTTTTTTATTGACTAAAATACCTATTACTAAATACTTTTACAATGATAGAACAAACCTTACATTACCATCAATGCCTCAGCCTGATTGATATCACAAAAACAAATGTGCTACAACATTCGGACAGTAAAGGAAAAGAAAGAAATCAACAGCGTAATTTTGAGACCGTATGTCAACTAGTAGGATTAAGAACACAACTGTTTGATATCGGCAGAGTATTTAAGATACAAGACACAGAAATTGACAGTTTTAAATTTGGGTCATACTATCTAGGAGAAATGGGATTTAAATATAATGTTTGGACTTTCAGCTTTGCTATAGAATTCCAAGATGTTTACAGGTTAGATAATGATCCGTATGGAACTATTAAAAAAGATTTTGTAAATGTGCCTGCAATTTTAAACTTAGATGAGCAAATGCCACCTATTCCGCACTCATTGTTTTATACATCTGGCACATATAAAAATATATACTTTATGAAATCAATTCAATAATAAATACATTTGTAACAATAAAGTTACGTTTGATGCTTAGGCATTCATTAAGGCACATTAAGGCACAACATTAAGGCACATTAAATGGCATCGCTATTGAGAAAGGCGACGTATGTCATCACCTACGAAAATTGAAAAAGTAAATCTAGAAGCCCACGTTGAGTTATGTGCCGAGAGGTATAATAACTTGGAAGAGAAACTAGACAATCTAGAAGACAGAATGGACAAACTTGAAACCCATATGGTTGATATCAAGAATTGTCTGTCATCTAACGAACGTACTCGTTACAGTCAATGGTTTAGATTCTCACTTGCCGCTATTGGTATATTAGCCGCGGCAGTGTTTGCTTTTATTCAAGCCGGTATATTCAACTAATAAATAGAGTTAAACCAGGAAGGGCTTAACTTTATGAAAATCGTAGAA